ATTAGAGTATGTGATTCGAGGAAGATCGGATCTACAAAACAACATCGAATTCTTCTTAGAGAGCAGTAGATAACCATGGCGTCATACGTACAAGTATCAAATTTAGACTTCCAAGACATTAAAACTGCTCTTAAGGAATATTTGAGGGCACAGACTGATTTCACATCGTATGATTTTGAAGGATCATCGATGAGTGTCCTATTGGACATTCTTGCTTACAATACTTACTACACAGCATTCAACACTAACATGGTGGTGAATGAGATGTTCCTGGACTCAGCAACGCTCAGGGACAACGTTATCTCTCTTGCCAAGCAATTAGGTTATAGACCTAAGTCAAAGGTTGCTCCGAGGGCAGAGGTGACCTTTACAGCGTCATATCCTGGTGCTGCTCCAAAAATTGCTGTATTACAGAAAGGTACAGGATTTACAACAGTATTCAATGATACATTGTATTCTTATGTAACAATTGAAGATCAATCAGTGCCTGTGGAAAACAGTGTTGCTTATTTTGATGATGTTCCCGTCTACGAAGGAACTCTCATTACTAGTACATTTGTAGTTAATAATGCTCTACCTTCCCAAAGGTTCATTATACAGAACCCAGGCGTCGATACTAACTCGGTGAGGGTCAAAGTGTATGAAAGTCAGCAATCGACCTTCTACGAGGTCTACGACTACGCTGAGAACATTCTAAACGTTGACTACAGGTCAACTTCATTCTTCCTAGACGAAATCGAAGATGAACGCTACGAACTCTTCTTCGGTGATGGTGTACTAGGTAAAAAACTTGAAAATGGCAATAAAATTGAAGTCTCGTATCTTGTAACTAATGGACCAGAAACTAACGGAGCGAAAAGTTTTACTTTTAATGGTGTTATTACCGACAAGTTTAGCAATATTGGGTATGTCTATAACATTGCTGTCGATTCAGCGTCTACAGTAGCAGCGAACGGCGGTGCTGACATCGAATCACTCAGTAAGATCAAATACAACGCTCCCAAGTTCTTTAGCACTCAGGACCGTGCTGTCACTGCTACAGACTACTCTAGTATTGTTAGAAATATCTATCCAGCAATTTCCGACATCATTATTTTTGGTGGCGAAGAGGATGATCCCCCAGAATATGGTAAAGTAAAAATTGTTGTCAAGCCTGAGCAAGCAAGTTTCCTATCATCTACCACTAAGAAGCAAATTGTGGAGCAGATGAAGAGGTACATGGTCGCTTCTGTCATTCCAGAAATTATTGACCCATCTATTTTGTATATTGAAGCAAATACTTCAATTTACTATAGCACTGCTGTAACTACCCAAAAACCAGAAGATATTAAGAACAAAGTTATTTCTGGTATTAATAATTACCTAGCACAGTCGGATGTTGAGAAGTTCAACGGTAAGTTCAGATTTAGTAAGTTTGTATCAACAATTGACAATTCTGATCGTGCCATTGCCTCAAATAAAACTGAGATCACGTTGAGAAAAGATTTCTTCCCTCAGATTAATTCTACAACATTTTATGAGGTTTGTTTCCAGAACGAATTCTACCAAGATTGTAACGGACCATCTTTAGTGTCCTCGGGATTCAAAGTCACCGAATTCCCTTCATACACAGTGTATTTTGAAGATAGGGATGGTGTAATCGCCCTATATAGATTAGACAGTTTGACTAGTGAAAAAATTACATTAAACGATTCTATCGGGACCGTTGATTACGTTAAAGGCGAAGTCAAATTATATGATGTAACTATCATTCAAGGTAGTTTTAGCGACAACCGAATCCAAATTCGAGTTAAACCAAAGTCCAATGACATCAATGCTTCCAGGGAACTTTTCCTCGATGTTGATGTAACACAGAGTAAATTCACGGTATACCCAGAGTAATAATTAGATGGCTGCCAAGAAGAGAAGATTATCGTCCCTGATTGAGTCACAACTCCCAGGGTTTATCCAGTACGAGTACGAAAATTTCTCTAAGTTCGTAGAAAAATACTACGAGCAGCAGGAATCTGCTGGCCAACCACTTGATATCATTTCTAACTTTAGTGATTATAGGGATATCAATTTTTATGAAAAAAATCTTCTTCAGCAGCAATCTACACTAGTATCTTCGATTACTGCTGATATTACATCGTTTGAAGTGTCGAATGGAGATTCTTTCCCTGAGAGGGATGGTTATGTCCAAATTGGTGATGAGATTCTATTTTACCAGACTAGAAACGGTAATGTATTCTCAGAAGTCTCTAGAGGTGTGAGTGGTAATACTACTCTAGGAGATTTATATACCAAATCAACATTTGTTACAACTTCATCTGCCCCTCATTATCAGGGAGATGTTGTACGAAATATCAGTAATCTATTTTTGTATGCTCTAGTTAAAGAGTTTGAGAAGACCTACCTGGCAGAGTTTCCAGAGGCATATCTCAAAGAGGATGTTGACAAGAGATCACTAATTAAGAACATTACTTCGTTCTACAAGGCGAAGGGTACTGATAAGTCAATCAAGTTTCTGTTTAATGCTATTATTACTGATGATCCTCAGGATGTACCTGAAGTCATCAATCCAAAAAACTTTACATTAAAGTCATCGGTTTCTGATTGGACTAAAAACTATTCTCTTAAAGTAAAAGTTAATAGTGGAGACATTTTTAGTCTAATTGGTCAGCGTGTAACCCAAGAGATCGATGGTTACGACAGAGGAATCGATTTTGCTCAAGCAGTTGTTGATAACATCATTTCTATTGGTAGTGATGGACAAGAGGACCTGTATGAGGTCATCCTAGAACCATCTACAGTAAATGGTCAGTTCCAAGTGTCGGGAAGGACTAGCACGACTGTGCTTCTACCTGCTGCTTCTGGTCCAGACGATACCATTACAGTAAAGTCTACTATGGGTTTCCCTCAGACGGGTAAAATTATAGTTGGCGATGAAGTTATTACATATAAGGATAAAACTGTCAATCAATTTATCATTGATCAACGTATTGGTCCTATTAGAAACCATAATGCTGGCAAATCCGTATATCGTTATTCTACGATCAATAATAATGGTGTAAAATTTACAACACTAGGTATTCTTTATAATATCTTACCTTCATATACAGCTCCATACTCATCTAGTGGTGATTTGGTACAAGTTGGTGATGCTGGATTTGAAACTAACAATCCTATTGTCTATGATACCGTTTATAACAAAATTAGGTGGAGTATCAATGAAGATCCCGCTAATGACTTTAATCAAATCAAAGGAGTACAGAAACCTTTTGTTGCCGATGTAGGAGCAGTGTTTGAAGATGATCAGTATTTTTATATTTGCTCATCTTCATATCCTTCTGCCAATATTTTGGTAGATACTGCTTATGGAGTAAATTTACTAGATCAAAAACATTTAAAACTAATTCGTAAGAACCCCATCACTACTACAGAGGTTTACAAAACCTCTAATAGAGATGTTGGTATTTTTATTAATGGTGTACCTGCTCTTAGTTACAAATCAGATGAGTTTGTTAAGAAAGGTGCTATCGAATCAACCGAAATAACCTCTAGAGGTTTTTCGTATGTTAATGCCCCCTTTGTTCTTGTCAATGAAATGACTAACAAGGCAAGGTGTACACTTAATGGTAGTATTGTAGGTGATATTGAGATCCTTACTACCGAAACTTTTAGTGAAGATCCTATTATTAGAATCACATCTGGTGAAAATGCTGTTCTAGAACCTGTTATTACGGCTGGTGCTATCACTAGCATGAATATTGTTAATGCTGGTAGATATTACTCTTCTCCTCCAACCATTCGTATTGTCGATACCCTCGGTAAAGGAAACTTTGCTGAGTTCGAGACTGTTCTTAATTCTGACGGCAGTATTAGCGAAGTTAAGAAAATTTCTGTTGGTAGGTTCTATACCAGAGGATATACTGATGTTTCTGTAGAAGCTGTTGGTAAAAATGCTACTGCCAACGCCAAAATTAAGCGATGGGTGTTTAACAGGTATAATCAGATTAAAGACAATCTTGATAGTAGCAATGGTACAGTTCTTGCTAATTACAATCCACTAAGAGATTATGGATACGCTTATATTGCTAACCCAGTTGAAGCTAGAAAGAAAGCATATCTTACTGTCAATGATTATAATAGTAATGTACAAAATGAAAGTCTCCACTCACCTATTATTGGATATGCCTATGATGGCAATCCAATTTACGGTCCTCTAGGTTACACTGATCCCTATAATCCATCACTTGGTATATCGAAACTCATTTCGGGTTATGTTATTAATGGATCTAGACTTAATGGTCCTGATACTGGTAAGTATCCACTTGGATCATTTATTGATGACTATCGTTGGGTTCCTAGTGTAAATTCTGGTAAGACAGAACTAGATCAGAACAATGGTAGATTCTGTATAACTCCAGAGTATCCTAATGGCACATATGCTTATTTTATTACTGTTGATGCTGCCGAAGTTCCCCAGTTTCCATATATTCTTGGTACTAACTTCTATTCTTTACCAGTAGACTCTAATTATAACTCGAACATTTCACAAGACGATATTCCAGTAGGTCTTAAAACATACAGAACATCTTTGTCTGAAAGAAATGGGTCTGGATTCTCTGGATCGTTATTGGATGTTAAGTCTGGCAATATTTCATCTGGATATGTAGAGAGTTCTACTGATAATTTTTCTCCAGGCAACAATGTTTATATTGATAATAAAGCAACTGGCGGCAAAGATGGTGTTGTTGTTGTACAGCAAGTTACTGGTCAAGATGTAACCTCCATTGAATCAACTCAAACCAAAGCTTCTCAAATTAAGATTCAAGAGAACGCTTATTTGTTTGAAGGAGATGAAATTAATCAAACTGGTGCTGATGGCACAGTTTTTGCTACTGGACTTTTGATTGGTGACGTATTTAACGATAATGAGTTGGTTCTTAGAAATGTAACTGGCAGTTTTAATTTAAATAACACGATTGACTCAGAAACTCTAGTTGTAACTTTAGTTTTGGATTCTGATGCCAACTTCACTGCTGGTTCAACGATGAGGTTGACTAATGATGATAACGAAGATCAAGCAACAGGAACTATCCTAGAAACTACCAGTAGACAGAACTCAGTAAAAATTAGAGTTTCTGGTAGTAATAATTTCTTCGTAACTTCCGATTACTATCTAAGAAGTTCCAATCTTAGTGATAGTAACCGTGTCGAGATTGTATCAGTTTTGTCACTAAGTACAGACTTACAACCATTTGTCATTAATGAAAATATTGCTATTGCTACTACAGCAGAAAATCATAATTTAGGTAAAGGTGATAAGGTAACATTAGATATTCTTCCTGATGATGCTTCTACACAGACAACTTACTTTGTACGAAAGCGTTTATATCAAACTGCTACTGCTCTAGAACCATCACATAGTTCAACTATCATAGATGAAGGTATTGGTAGTGCTGACGTTCTTAACAGTGGTTTTGGATATGCTGCTTCTACATATTACGATGTTGAGCTAATTTTCCGTGACTCTTCTCAAGCAAGAACTAATATCGGACTACCTGGAAATTCTGGTAATGCTTTAGCAACTATTGATGTATCAAATCCTCAAGGTTTAGGTTCTGGTGGTGTAGCATCAATATTAATTACGACTAAAGGTAAGGGGTATAAGAAAGGCGACATTCTAACTGTTGCTGATGCTGATTTAGGTAGAAGTGTTACCGAAGAGTCTCCACAGAGACTAGTATTAGAAGTTGATCATGTAGGTTTTGCTTATAATAATACCGTACTTAAATTATCTAATGTTAATAATATATCCCAAGAAGATTTCTTAGAAATTGGTCCAGAAATTCTAAAAGTTACTGCTGTTGACACAGTTACTAAGGAAGTTACTGTTGAAAGGGGTAGACAGAACACAACACCAACTAACCACTATAATAATGCTGGTGTAACACTAAAAGATGCTTTTTATAGATTTGATGATGGATTCAGACCTTTTGGTGCTGACATAGCAAAACCGTTTTTGATTGAATACGATTCAACTACACATGTTGTTGATGTATCGTATGATTATAATTCCACTCAACCTCAAGTTCTATCTAACAGTTCTTCGTTCTTTGATAGTAGTATTCCACAAAAACTAGTTTTATTCAAGACCGTAGATGAAGAGGCATTCAAACTAGAGTTTTCCACAGATAACACAAACTTTAATATTAATCCAGTTCTGGATATCCAAAAGTATTACAAGTACAAGTTTGATGTCAGCCACTTCTCTATGGCGGATACATTCCTGGATTTCTCTTCTAGTGCCAATTATAATATTTTTACCGAAGAAAAAGAGACTAGTGGTATTGCTCCTGGTAATGCTGGTGCTTTTGTTTGTATTAAGTTAGGATTTGGTCCTGCTATTTACACAAATAGCTACCAAGAAAGAAGAGCAATCAATTTCCAAAATTATTTTTACTTTATTAAAGTATCACCAGATGTTGATACTGGTGGTTCATATTTGAGAATTATAGACGATCCTTTAGTAGGATTGAAAGAAGTTATTTACAATACTGATAAAAAGTTTGTATATCAACTCAATGAAACTCCAGCATACGATGGTAGTGGTACGATTTCATATATTACTAGCTCTAGACTTGCTGTTGGTGGTATCCATTCTGTTAATGTTGTTAACACTGGTCAAGGATATAACAGTATTCCCATTGTTACAGGTGTAGTTCCTTCCGAAGTAAATGAAGCTGCTGTAGATCCTATTTGGGATCCTATCAGACAAGTAGTTACTGGATTTTCTATTATTGATCAGGGTAATAACTATGTAAAACCTACTATTATCTTAATAGATACTGATGGAGATAGATATCAGTATGAGTGTGAACAGTTTAATGGAAAACTTACTCAAGTTACTGTATTAAAAGAAGGTAGTGGATTTACATACAAACCCACAGCAAAAATTATTGAATCTGACGTAAAGATCTATCTGGAGTCTACAAATATTGGTATTCCTCAAAATATTAAAATTAACAATCCTGGTCGTGGATTCAATAGCGATAAATCTCAGTTAGGATCTTATAAATCTCCAAGTACATTTGTACTTAGAAATATTAGCGATACATTCTTCTCAGGAGAGAGGATTAGTCAAAACTCTACTGGTGCTACTGCTGTTGTTGCTAATAATGGTTACCGAGAAGGAAGTAACCTACTGAAAGTCGTTGGTATCACTGGAGTTTTTGATAGTGGGTCACCCATTGTATCTGCCATTGGTAATAGAACTGCCACACTCTATACCCAGTATTGTACAGATTTTGAACCAGATATAAGATCATATGTAGACAATTTTGGATTCTTCTCTTCTGATAGAGGTAAACTAAGTAACGCTAATCAACGTCTACAAGACTCTTATTTCTACCAAGACTATTCTTACGTAGTTAGATCAAAAACTTCTATTAATGAATGGCGTAATCTGATTAAGAGAACTACTCACCCTGCTGGTTTCCAACTGTTTGGTGAAATGGTAGTTGAGAGTGCTGGCGCATCACCGATGCCTGTTTCTCAACCATCTATTAACTATATCAGTACAATTGAGTTACCACCTGTACAAATTACTTCTATATCATCATCTAGAGTTGTTACTGTTATTCAACAAAAACTAGAACAACTCAATGTAGAGGAAGGTCGTGGATCGATTTCTATTGACACTTTTGATGCTACTGAAACTGTAACTTATAACGTAAGACTTTCTCCTGCTTTCGACGGTAAATTTGACGAGACTACTGGCAACCTAGTTGGCAACACTGTATTTACTCTAATTGATAATAAAAATGGTTTAGCACTACAACTCACTAAAAATGAGCAATTAATTTGTACATTAGATGGTATTTTCCAAGAACCAGGTGTAGCATATACTATTAGTGGTAATACAGTTACATTTATTGAACCACCACTTGGTGCCCGTGTTGTAGAAGGTCAAGATGTTGACCCTGTTAAGTTCTACGGTAGAGCAATTAGATTTAAGAAATCTTCTTTCAATGATAGGTACTTTAAAAAAGTCAAATCTATTGCTGATCAATTTGATGGAGTTCAAAGTGAATTTTCGCTATCCTGGGAAGATGGAACTATTGTCAAAACAGATCCTTATGAAAATCTAATCGTTGGATTGAATGGAGTCATTCAAAAAGCAAGAAATACAGAGACTGAACCATTTGGTAATTCATATTCTATTATTAGAGATGAAGATGATACTGTAGCTGACATCATTCGTTTTACAAAACCGCCTATTGATAATGAAGATCTTTATGGACCTGCTGAAGAACTTCCAGAAATTTTAAAGAACTACGAAAAGTGTTTTATCTATAGTATTGGTAGTTACGAACGTTTCAATATCAATACTAGTTTGTATGAATATAGATTTGGTGGACCATACCTAATTCAAGATGAAGTAACTAATTCTGTACGAAAAATTGATGATCCCAAGTATGCTCTAGTATTCATCGATGGTGTTTTACAGAGAGATACTGAGTCATATACTATTGTAGGTCCAAACATTACTTTCACCAAACCACTTAAGTTTTCCGAAAATAGTGCTGGTAATAGAACGGTACAGGATGTTAATATTATTTTAATGTATGGTAGAGATGTAGCAAAAACTCTTACTTTCTATGATTTTGAACCGTATACTTATAATAATTCTATTTTACTAACGCTATCTGGCGTTGGAATTTCTGCTGCTGTGGCCACCGAGTTAGCTGAATATGCTGGTCAAGATTTACATATCAAGCAAGGTACTACTATCCTCGGTAAAATTAATAATGTAGATAAGGTTAATGCCGATCAGGTCATATTAACCTTGAAATCTCCGACTAATGTCAGTGTTGACGAGAATACTAATATTTCCATTTGCCCAGAAGCATTTGGATATAGTTCTTATGTAATTTCAGGAACATACACTGTATCTGCTGTATACAAGGTAGATGATGAAGGACTTAGAGTTCTTGAAAAAGATGTACCTTCCTGGTTGTATGGTGTTGAACTTGGAAATAAAGCTTGGAATAACAAGAATTCATTGTTTGCTAATCTTTTACCTGGAGACAAGATTCTTATTGATGGTGAAAACGAGTATCGGGAAATTATAAGAACTCCTGATCAAGTATACACTAAGTCTTTTGTTGATGGCGATATTATCCAGAATGAGCACTATGCTAAGGTACAAGCATCTAATTATGAAGGAGATACTGAAGGCGAAGGTCTAAGTGTTACTGCTAATGTAAACCAATTTGGTGCTGTCACCACTCTAAATGTTTCTGATGTAGATTTCAACCAGCGAGATCTATCACTATTCTTTGATGAAGGAATTCTACTACAACCAACTGCTTATGAATACTTCACTACACCTGAAGTTCATTTCATTCCTGTAGATGGCAATGGTGGTGGAGCAAAAGCAGAAATTATTGCTTATGGTGGACAAATCCTAGACGTTATTCTAACTAGTCCTGGTAGTGGATATACTCAACCACCAAGAGTTATTGTAGCAAGAAGATATAAGAGAATTAAGGAACTTAATCGTAAAGTTGATAGTTTAACTCAGCTCAGGATTGAAACTGAGATTGATTCTTTGAGCAATCTAGTCATTGTGACAGAGATTAGAATTGAGGGTGGTCCATTCAGTCCACAAGCGATCAACTCTATTGTTTCACTGGGTGGATTCGACCCAGAATTGAATTCTGATAGACAGATTACATCTATAGTTCATACTCTTAAAGGAGAAGAACGTCAAGTCATGATGACTGATGAGAAGTTTCCAACAGAAGCAAGAGTACAATCACCTGCGGTTACACTTCCAGCAATACAATATAATATTGATCCTCTACTCACTCAAGTTATTGGTGGTGTTGTTGGATTTGAAGCTGTTGCTACTCTGGAGACTTTTACGACAGAGGAAATCAATAAGATTATCCAAATCAAGGCAAACAAAGGATTTATTCCAAAACCATTCCCATCATATGGTGGACTTGGAACATTTGTCGATGCTCCTGTCTCAGATACATCTGCTATTGTTTATGCTGCTAATACTACTGGATTCCCAGACACCCCAAGCAGAATTCTCATTGCTGGTGAGTACATCTATTACAGAAGAAAAGAGAAAGACAGATTCTTGGATGTCGTTAGAGGATTCCAAGGATCCACTCCTGCTGCTCATACTCCAGGCGAACTAATTCTATCTCAACCAGAATTTACTGTTCTACTATCTGGTGGTATCAACGTTATCCTCAGTGAGGGTAGTGTTGCTCAATCCCCTGTTACAGAACTTGAGAAGACAGCACAAATTCAGTCAATCAGTGAACTTATTGATGTTGTACCAAACACTAATGAGATCAAGCAAATTGTTGATCTAGAAGATGTAGTTGACATTGTTGGTGTAGTACATCAGCAAATCACAATTATTCCACCAGCTTCTTATAATATTGTTACTAATGTTCATTCTAGTTCTTCTAGAATCTCCTTTAGCACTGCTGGTGTTGCTGATATAGTTGATGTAAATGGTCAAATTGTAACTGGTGGTGCTCAAGTTACAGAACTTCAACTGACTCAAGAGCAGCAAATTGAACTAGACACTACAGCACAGATTACTTCTGTTTCTATTGGTAGTGTATCTGCTACCGCTGCTTCTACATCACAAGTTGTAACTTCTTCTTATGAAAAAACTATCGTAACGAATGAAGTTCACTTTGATGTACTCAATACAATATCGGGAATTTCTACACAAATTGTTGAAAATCCACATACTCGTATTGATACTTTATCTTCTAGCATCGTGACATTCACAAATCTCGATGTAACAAGAGTTGCTGTCCAAGAATTGAGCAGCATTGCTGATCCATTCGTGATGCATCACCGATCAACTGAAATTGTAGGTTCTGTTCAAGATATTGATACAATTTCAACCACAGTTTCTTTGGTACTAGGTGGTCTATTTGATTCACTATCTGGTGGTACAGAGATTGATTATAGATCTGCTATTATTGACTATATTATTGAAGAGTATGTACTACAAACATTCATCAATCAAAGAAATGGAAATGTAGTACAACTACTTGATCCATATAATGAGGTTAATCTACGTAATGGCGGTACATTCTCAGCAGAAAATAGAGACCAGGGACAACCTCCTGGATTTGAAGATTATAGTCTTGGTAATGTCGGGTTGACTCTCGGATCTTTCCAAGACAATGCTCTAATTGATTCGGGTATTTCTTCTGGGTTGACATTACAGGATGTAGCTAGCATTTACCCAACGTTATCTATCCGTGATTTTGACTTCCGTTCAAATTCTGCTCTTCTTGGTAATGGTGATAGATTCAACATAGGTATACCTACTACACAACATCCTGTTGCTATTAGTAGTTCTTCTGGAACTATTGGTGGACCTATTACTGTTCAAAGCACTGAATATTTCGCTAACGAGGGATATATATTTACTCAAAGTGGAAATGTAATTCAGTACACTTCAAAAACATCCACTACTTTTGACGGATGTACACTAGTTAGAGGTCCTAATGTTGTCGCTAATAACGACGAGATTATTCCTTTCTCTATTGTATAAATATAAATAAATCAGACAAAACGTTCACACACCGAGAGACTATCAATGGCTGCCATTATCTCAGATAAGTTTAGAATTTTTAACGCTACCCAATTCCTTGAGTCGCTGTCTGAGCCCGTTGGTGGCGCAGATACTTCTCCTGAGAAAACGAGGATGTATTTCTTCGTAGGTCGTCCCCAGAGATGGGATGCTTACCTAGAAATTTTCAATGCTAATGCTACGGCCTTTGTAGCAGGAAATGAAGTATATGTCGGTGCCAATTATGGTTCCGCTACATTTAAGGCTACTATTAGAGAAGTCTACGAAAATTCTCTACTTATCCACTCTGTTGGTCCACAGACCAATTCGGTTCCTACCGCTGGTCAAGCACTTAAGGGTTGGAATGGTACTGCCGACACCAATGCTGAAGCATTGACTGGCGTTTACCGTTATGCTACAGAGGACGTTCCCCCTGTACCCCTTGACAACCAAACTGAAAAGTATGATGTTTATGACGACATCATTGCTGCCAAGCGTATCACCACCGACTTTGCTCGTAGTGTAATCCGTCGTTTCAACTGGGATACCGCTGCTAACCCCAAGTTTGACATGTGGAAGCCTGACTATTCTACTACTCCTGGTAGTGGTGGTCAAATTGGTAAAGCAGCTGCTACTGGCGCTACCAATATTGCTGATGCTAAGTATTATCTAATTAATTCACAGTACGAAGTATTTAAGTGTCTCTTTAATGGAGAGTCTGATCTAAATCCTACTGGTCAAACTGCTACTAACGAGCCCAAGACTACACCTTCTGGTGGTCAGGGCACTTATGCTAGTGCTACTGGTCTATTTACTGAGGACCCTGCTGCTAACGGTTACATTTGGAAGTACATGTACACCATCCCAACCGATGACGTACTACGTTTTCTTTCTACTGACTTCATGCCAATCGTTCTTCCAACGAACGCTTCTCGTCAGGCAACTGAAGCAATTGCTACTGGGTCCCCTAACGCAGTTGACGTTGTTTTGATTGAGAATCAAGGTTCTGGTCTAACCAATGGTGTTTATTATGCTCCTATTGTTGGCGATGGTGGTAATGGTGTTGTACAAGTTACTATTGCTGGTGGCGTTCTTTCTTCTGTAGTTGTAACTGACTCTGGATTGGATTACACCTATGCTACTGTTCCTCTCCAAGATGGTCTTGAGAACGGCGATCCAGGTTGGACTGGAGCTCCTATCGGACTTTATACCGATCCAGCTCTAACAACGAAGACATCTGGTGTTGTTCCTGCTAACGCTACTGGTGCTATGGAAGCAGTTCTTCCTCCTCAAGGTGGACATGGTTCTAACTTTGAAGAAGAACTCAACGCCAAGCGTGTTATGACGAACATCCGCCTAACCTACGCTGAAGGTTCTGGCGACTTCCCTGTTGATAACGACTTCCGTCGTATTGGTATTATCCGTGACCCATTTGCTGCTGGTGGTAGTACTTTCGCTACCGCTCCTACACTAAGTGGTGTATATGCTGCTAAAGTTACTGGTGCTACTGCTGACTTCGTTGCTGACGAAGTAATTACACAGACATCATCAGGTGGTGGTTCTGCTTTCGGTACTGTCGTTTCTTGGGAAAGAGATTCTGGTAATGCTGGTCCTGGTGGTGCTGGCGTACTTAAGTACATCCAGTCTCCTTCACTACATACAGACGCTGGAGTCGTAAGAGTATTCCAGAATAGCGGCAATGCTATCTCTGGTGCTCAATCGCTTGCTTCTGGTACTGTCGATGCTGGCAACAATGACACACTCGTAGGTGTTACTTTCGGTAGTGGTCTTGCCATTCCTGAAATCGGTAATAACACTGGTGAGATCATCTATGTTGAGAACCGTCGTCTCATTACCCGTGCTGCTGACCAGATTGAAGACATCAAACTCGTTATTGAGTTCTGATTTCTTTTTTACTCCGCTAAATACTTCAACGAACAAAGTAGAGTATTTGGCGGAATAACATGCCACAGAAGACGAATCTCAACGTAGCACCATATTATGATGACTTTGATCCTGGAAAAAACTTTTATAAAGTTTTGTTCAGACCTGGATACTCGGTCCAAACTAGAGAATTAACTTCTCTACAATCGATTCTCCAGAATCAGGTAGAAAGCTTTGGTAAGTTCAACTTCAAACAGGGACAGCAAGTCATCCCTGGAGAGGTTGGACTTAATACCAAGCTTGATTATGTCAAGTTATCTTCTGTATCTGAAGTTGCTGTAAACGAAAACGGACAAATCGTTTACAAAAAATATGATATTAAAAAACTTATTGGCACACAACTCCAGGGACTAAACTCTGGAGTTGTTGGGCGCGTACTAAGTTCTGAATATGGATCTGATATTGAAGCAGATACATTATTCGTAAAATATACCACTAGTGGATCTGCTAGCAACGAAACTACCTTCAGACAAGGAGAAACGCTAGAAGTTATTGCTGGTATCAACACTCCTCTACTTGTAGTTGGTACAGATGGTAGCGTACTCCCTACCAGTATTAATGTAGAAGATCCTACTTCTGGCAATATCGAAACCTTTAGCAGCCGTGCTATGGGGTTTGCTACTGCTGTTGATGTACAGGAAGGTGTTTACTTTGTTAATGGTTTCTTTGTAAGAAACAAAAAACAACTACTGATTATCAACAAATATTATAATAAAGCATCAGCTAAGGTAGGTTTTACTGTTACTGAAAGTGTTGTAACTCCTGAAGAGGACACTTCCCTAGCAGATAACGCAAGAGGATATTCCAACGCTTCTGCTCCTGGTGCTCATCGTCTTAGCATTAATCTAAATGTCACTAAGTTTGATTACAGTGCTAATACTGATAAAAATTTCATCCAGTTGGTTCAAATCAAGAATGGAATTGTAGAAAAACAAATTAGATCAGCAGATTATACTCTACTAGAAGAGACTCTAGCAAGAAGAACATTTGATGAGTCTGGTGATTATGTTGTAGAAGATTTTGATTATGACGTTAGAGAATACTATCAAAGAAATGGTAACAATGGTGTATATGCTCTTAGCAACGAGACTGGTCTAGTAAACAGAACCTATTCGGCAGTTGAAGCAGAAGGTCAGATGCTTCTATCCGTAAGTGCTGGTAAAGCATATGTTAAGGGTTATGAAATTATCAACAAAGAAACTAAGACTCTTGATGTTTCCAAAGGTAGAGATACTCTATCCCGTGATAACGTAACTATTAAAACAAAAGGTCTTCCTGAATTTAATATAACTAATGTCTATGGCAGTATTCCTCTAAACACAGTTGGCGATGAACTCACTGGATATCCAACTGTATCTCTAAACAGTGTATTTAATGATGGTACAATTGGGTTCTCTGGTCTAGAACCAGACGGATACTTTAGAGATTCTATTAGTAGAAGATCCGAACCATTTGGTTTGGAACAAGGTATCATGACCATTTATGTTCAAGCAATTGGAGATGTTCCTACACAAACTTCCCAACTTCCCGATGAAGTATGGTTTGTTACGACTAGAGGAACTGGAACGATTAATGGTAAGAGTGCTAAGGTAATTGGTAAAGCTATTGTCAACCGTCCTGAGGTTAATAGTGCTAACTCAGCATACTTTGGCGAACTTACAATTCTAGGTAACAAAGGTGACCTAGACAAGTACATGAAAGAGTTTGATAGTGATGAGACTGATTACAGAAGGTATGTGTACACTTCTGAAACTCAAATGGAAACTTCTGCTAGTCCATATGGTCTAGTTGTTGATTACAATCCATCATTTACTCCTATTGTTGGTGTATCCAAACCAAAAGACTTTAGACTAATCAGCAGAGGTAATGGATTCAATCCTGATGCTGATATTATTCTTTCTAGAGGTAGAACAGGATCTGCTACTCCATACAATGCTACGTTTGGTTTTTCATACTTCAATCCTGTCTTCTTTACTAGACTGAAACTAGAGAAAGAAATTATCGCTCAAACTTTCAAGAATGGTAAGTACATCTATGGTAAAGAGAGTAAAGCATATGGCGTAATTGAAAATGATTCCGAAGCACAATTCAGTGGCATCTCTACATTATTTGTAAGTACATTGTCAGGTCAGTTTATTGCTGGCGAAACAATTATTGATGAAGAAAACAACGCTATCAAGATTGCTAAAGAGAATACTATTTCTCACTTCATCGTTACTAAGAGAGGCACTAATTACACCAACTCTTCTCAAATTGTAATTAATGGCACAGAATTTGATCAATCTAAAGTTGGTCTTGTCTTGTATGGTGGTGCTGTAGTTAAAGTTAGTGTAGAAGATAGAAGTTCTCTACAGCAAACTTATGCCTCTCCGCCATCAATTGGATTTACTGGAGATGGATCTAATAACGATAAGGCAATTGTTGTACCCGTACTATTCAAAGAAACTGTACTTACATTTACTCCCCAAAATGTAAAATCTGTATCTTCTACGTTTAACAACTATACATTTACAGCTGATGTTGATTTCACTTCAACATCTTATGCTACTTACAAGCAAATTAGTGACTTCACTTTCTTCGGTAATAATGGATTCAAGTTTATTGAATGTAATGGTTTTGGTGCTGATCTAACTGGCGACCTGATTCAAGGTGACATCATCCAGTTTACTGATGCTAATAACAATGTTATCAAAAATATTGTACAATATGTTACCTTACCACAAGATACTGAGAAGTCTAGAATCTATCTAGACTACGCTCTACCTGCTGATATTAATAATGCTACTATTGTAAGATTACGTCCTAGACTATCTAATAGTTCTGCTACCCTTGTATTCCCAACTGGCAGTAAGCAAGTAGCATCTCTAGTTAGTGATTCTTCCAACACTAAGTTTAAGTATCACGTAAGAAAAGATTTTGTCACTGATCTATCTGCTAGTGGCGGCAACTTAACATTTACCGCTCAACTACCTGTTGGCACACAAACATTTGTTAGTTTCAGTGAAGAGCAATTCATAGTCACTGTCCTAGATAAAGGATCATCTACTGTTGTAGAAAATGGTGATGTTGTTTTCATTGATCCCAGGTATATTGAGGTAGCAGATTCAGTTATTACTGCTAGTAGTGTCACTGCTGGTGCCTTGAGAATCAAGGATCTACCATCAGATTACTTTGGTAATATTATTGATGGCAACTTCCCTAAACTAAAACTAACTGCTACTGTCGAGATCGATAAAGCACGTCCTAGACTTAAGAGTGCTATCAGAAACAAGCGTGTCATTATCATCTCTTCTGGTGACCGTGTAATTCCTCTAAGAGGTCAGGATTACGATTCTGATGTTATTGAGACATTCTCATATTCTGACGTATTTAAACTTAAGTATGTTTACGAAGGAACAACAACCAACCCACCTGTAGTTGATACTGCTGGTAACCTAGTTAGTGGTACTGATGTAACTTACAAGTACAAGTTTGACAACGGACAAAGAGATACGTACTATGATGTTTCTAGAATTGTATTGAAGCCTGGTTTTGATGCTCCTACTGGTCAACTAGTAGCAGCGTTTGATTTCTTCGAGCATTCTCAAGGAGACTTCTGTACAGTTGACTCATATCTCCATGAAGCGGGTGTGTTGCCTGATGAAATTCCTCTATTCAACTCAACTGTTAATGGTGTTATTTCTCTTAGAGACTCCATTGACTTCAGACCTAAGGTTGATGGTAATACAACTATTACTGGTTTCCAAGATCAATCTATCGTTGAAAGATTCGATACTACAGACTATATCACATTCTTAGGTACAGGTGGAATTCCAACAGGAACTCCTGCTTCTGATTCTAACCTATCTTATACAGTATCCTTTAGCGAGAAGCAATATCTAGATCGTATTGACGGTCTATTCCTGACTAAAAAAGGAGACTTTATTATCAAGGAAGGTAATGCTTCCATGAACCCATCTAAACCAGAACCATTAGATGATGCTGTTGCTCTTTGCTATCTCCATATCCCTGCTTATACTAATACTAGTAAGGATGTAAGAATTGTTCCTGTGGATAACAAGCGTTATACCATGAAGGATATCGGCAAACTAGAAAAGAGAATTGAACGCTTAGAGTATTACACTACCCTAAGCATTCTTGAGCAGCAAGCACTAAACATGCAAGTTAAAGATGAACTTGGACTAGACAGATTCAAATCTGGATTCCTTGTGGATAACTTTGAAGCACATAGAACAGGTAATCTAAAATCTGATGATTATAGATGTGCTATCGACACTCAGCAGTCTGTTTTAAGAGCACAATCCAAAGAAGATAGTTTTGTTCTTAAAGAAATCAATACTAGAGATGACCAGAGAGCAGTTGCTGGATATGTAATCAACGATGGTGTAGTCACGCTACCTTTCGAGAATGTAGAACTACTGAGTAATAAGAATGCTACCAAAACTATTAACCCAAATCCATTTGTTGTTATTCAGTATGTTGGTGAAGGTGTAATTACTCCTCAGCAAGATTCTTGGTACGATCAGGGTATTGCTCCTTTGGTTGTTGATTCCAATACGAAACTTAATTCTATCTTCCTAGCGAAAGATGTTGTATCCGATGCTTACTCCAGTATCTACAACTCATTTATCGTTAATTGGTGTGGTACTGATGTTGGTATTCTACCTATCGAATCTCTTGCTAATATTAACAGTGAAGATATCGAATCCACCGTTCAACCTGCCAATATTGCTAGTTCTTCTAATGTAAGTCCACAGAATAATGAAGTAGGTAAAGGTGTTTCAACTAAGACTATCGGTGATAAGAAAGTTGCTACTTCTCTACAGTTCTTTGCTAGATCAATTCCTGTTAAGTTTGTGATGAACAGACTAAAACCAGACACTACTGTTTATGTGTTTATGGAAGGTCGTAATGTTGGACGTTGGGTCATTCCTGATAGTCGTTTTAGTGGTCAAGCAGGCAACTCCCTTTCTACTTTCGGAGCTCCTCTTGTTACTGATTCTAATGGCAATCTATCTGGTATTATTTTGATTCCAGCTGGTCTTCCTCCTGTATCCAACACCAGATGGACTGGTAATGTAGATACTGTTGATTATGATCAGACTGGCGAAGAAATCAGATTCTCCACAGGTACAAAGACTATCAGATTTACATCTGCTTCTAATAACGCTGATAAGAACGAAGTTGATTCTTATGCTGAGGTCAAGTACTATGCTTCTGGAACTACCCCTTCCAATCCACCTAGTATTACATCAACTGCCACTTCATTCTTCAAAGCAAATGAAGGTGTACAACTAGTTGATAGTAATACTGATAACCCTATCAAACCAAATCCACTTGCCCAAACGTTCAAGATTGAAAACTTTGATGGCGGTCTGATGACAACTGGGGTTGATTTGTTCTTCAACAAGAAGAGTGAGACTATTCCTATTAGAGCATATCTAACAGACGTTGCTGCTGGTAAACCAGGAAAAAATATTATTCCTGGCACACAAGTATCACTAACTCCAGAAACATACCTAAGAGTTTATGTAACAGGAGAAACTGAAACTGTTACTGTTAACCTCGATGAATTTGTAACTGGCAAAACTTCCAATGCTGCTGGTCCTATTGCTAAGGTATTTGATTCTAATTTAGTACGAGTTGGTGATGACACCAGTAGTTCTTTCCAAATGAACAAAGAACAAGTTTATACACTGGTTCTTAGTAATCATAATGGAACTACATTTAAAGCAAATGAGTCTCTATCAATTCCTTCTGTCACAGCATTTAATGCCACAAATAACACTACTCTAGGTGTATTCATCGCCAAAGATTCTGGTAAGGTAACAGACTTGAGAGTTAGTGCTGTTGGTGCTAGTTACGAGACTGCTTCTATTGTTATCGAAAGTCCTCAGTTGCCTGGTGGATCCTCGGCAACGGGTTCTATTTCTGTTTCGGATGGAAAGGTATACAACTGTGAAGTTTCGCTTACTGGAAGAGGTTACACCGAACCACCATCTGTTGTCGTCAAGGGTGTAGGTCTTGGTGCTGCTGGAGCTGTCATTGAATCTGTTATCGAAATTGACACACCTGCTGTAAGAATGGGTATTGCTATTGATTACAGCGGTGTGACAGAATCTACCACTCCAACTAGATTTGATTTCAAGCATCCTGTATATCTACAAAACAATACAGAGTATGCTCTCACTATCGAGACAGACTCTATCGAATATGAATTGTGGGCTTCAGTGCTTGGAGAGGAAGAAATTTCAACAAGTAATGTCGTCACTACCCAACCTTCTCTAGGTTCCGTATATAAATCTCAAAATACTGATGATTGGACAGAAGATTTATTTGAAGATATTAAATTTATTATGTACCGTGCTGAGTTTGATACTACTGGTGGTGAGATTGAAGTTACTAACGAAAATCTAGGTTACGAAAAACTACAGACATCTCCTTTCGAGACTAGTGTAAGATCTGCTACTAATGCTACTTCATCACTATTCAAGAACAACAATTCTATTGTAAAAGTTTATCACAGAGATAACGGTTTTGAAGATATTGGAAACTCTTATGTATTCTTCCAAGAAGCAAAAGATGTTGGCGGTATTTCAGGAGTTACATTAAATCAAAGACTGTATAAAATTTCTAATACTGGTGTTGATTCTTATAACATCATCAGTCTAAATGGTGCTGGATCTAGCATCATTGGTGGTGGTAACAATGTTCTTGCTTCTTACAACAGAAAATTTGAACGTCTATATGCTCAGGTTCCATATCTACAACTAGATGGTACTAAGATTGAATCGTTTGTTGCTACCACTGATGTAGTACCTGTTGATTCTGATACTAAAAACTACACTTCATATAGTTTTGTTGACTATGAGAAGACTTTCCTTGGTGAAGAGCACTTCTTTACTAATCAAAAAATTGTTGCTTCTAGAATTAACCAAACTATGAATGATTTGGCACATTCACTGAAGTATAAATTCAAGTTATCCACAGATACTTCTGTTCTATCACCCGTAATCGATCTACGAACTGCTACTGTAAAAACAGCTAGCAATAGAATTGAAAATGCTACTGGTTATGAAGATAGATATGGTAAGAGAGATCAAATTGTTAAATTCCAACCTTTATTCACTCTTGCTTTTGCTGTAACTGGATCAAATGCTGGTCAGGTTGGTGTAAATCTTTCTGTAGTTGGACAAACTTCTAAAGCAGAAGGTTTGATTACTGGTTACGAAAACAACAATGCTACTATTAGACTAAGAACTATAACTCCTTTCCAGCAAGGCGAATCTTTAAACCTAATTGGTACAGATGGAGTAGAAATTTCTAATGTAGGAATTACTATCACTACAATTTCCGAGATTGATTTTAACTTCAGTGTGGGTTCTAATGTTATTGCCTACTCCCCAACAGATGAGGATGTAAGTTACGCCAATAAAATTAATGGTAAGGTCATCCTATGGGATGCTGAGGATAAAATTCTAATTGTGGAAAACTCTTATCAACCTATTAATAATAATTACACTGCTTCTACTTCACAAGCAGAAGCTTATGCTAGAAAACAACTTGATAGTCAGCAACAACCAGACATCTTTAGGACGGGTGATGTAGTTCAATCTACTGGAGATGATGATCCTAAGTTTATCGAAATTAATACGATTGATTATACAACTGGAGTTGACTATGTTCCAGAAACAGATGCTGTTAACAGCTCTTCAGTTGCCAAGTATGTAACTAAGGAAGTCTTTATTGATAATGCTGGTTCTGCTATTGATGTAAGATCTACAATGAATCTTACCGATATTGAAAATATTAAGATATATTATAAACTTAGACAGTCTTCTAGTTCAGCAAACTTTGATGATATTAATTGGATTCCATTTAACAAAGATGGCAACCCAGATGTAAATAATCTTGCTACTCCAGCAAACTCTATCTCGGGACAGTTTGAGAAGCAAACGGATTACCAAGAATTAACATTCAGTGCTTCTAATCTACCTGAGTTTACATCTTTCGCTATTAAAATTATTATGAAAACTGATAACCCTTCTTATGTACCAAAGATTCAAGACCTACGAGCTGTAGCATCATACTGATGAGATATCTTAAAGTTGAAGGTCATGAAAATCTTTTTCGTGATGTTACTACGGGAGCGATTGTCAACACCGACAAACCCGCTCCCAGAAACTTTTCTCGTACATTTAACAACGCACTAGAAGACATAAATACATTGAAGGAAGAACTATCTGAAATCAAACTACTTCTTAGAGAGATCGTAAGAAATGCCCGCAATTAACGTCAGCAGAACAGATACCTTTGAGGTCCAAAGGCAAAAAATTAATGAACTTGGAGATAATCTGTTTCAGATTTATCAAGGTGGTAGTGACTTGTCCACTGGTGTCTTACGAATTGGTGATGGAACTGTAGGCGATCCTTCTTTAGGATTTATTAGTGATACTACTTTAGGGTTTTACAAATCGGGACAGTCTACATTAGGAGTTGCTGCTTCTGGTAAGAAAATTTTTGATTATAAACCAACGGAAGCAGTAACTTATCAAGACTTTATTGTAAGGAAAAATAGTCTTACAACTACAGGAATACAACTCGTAAATGGTGGTAGTGGTTATGATGAAGGAACGTATTTGTTGGTTGGGGTTATTGGAGGAACAGGTCAATTTTCCGAAGCCACAGTTCAGGTAGTTGGTTATTCGGGCAGTGTCACCCAACCTGGAGAAAATTATACTGAAGGAAGTTATTCTTCTCCATTGCTCGGAGGAAATGGAACTGGTGCTACACTTTCATTCACAGTTCCTGGAATTACTGGAGAAATCACTGATGGTGGATCTGGATATCGTCAAGGTGTATATTTAAACCAACCTTTCAGCAATGGCAGTGGTTCTGGGGGTATCGCTACAATTTCTGTTGCTGGATCAGTATCTCTCGGCATTAATATTACTAATGCTGGCTCTGGATTAGCAGATGGAGAATTTCCTGGTGTTCCAGTATTGAATGATGCATCTCAAACATTTGTAGTAACTACTGTAGCGAATCCAGGCACACCTCCACCAGATAATGTTTTCCAAATTGATGGTGTAACTCAGGACACATTGACTATTTACGAAGGTAATACTTATTACTTCGATGTTTCTAGTGCCACTAATGATGGACACCCACTAGCATTTAATGGACCAGGAGGAACAAGTTTAAATTCTGATCATTTTATAATTACTAAGTACGGAAATGACGGTGCTTCTAATTCGATTGTTGAACTTGTAGTAAGAAGAGGTGCTGCTTCTGCTGGTTCGACTAGTCTTGAATATGTTTGTGAAAATCATGATGGTATGGGTGGGGCAATTAATGTCTCAAATACTGGAGCTCAAGTAAATAGCGGAGATGAAGGATCTGGTGGTACTGCTGACATCACAGTTGCTGGTGGTATTATTACCGTATTCAATTTTGTAGGTACTAATGCTTTAAATTATCGTCCTAACGATTCCTTGACAATTCATGGTGGAAGTTTATCTTTTGCTGCTAATACCGTAGGTGTATTTGAAATTTCTAGCGAAACAGTAGATGGGTCAGTTACATCTGTTCTTCCCACGTCTTCTGGAGCAAGTTATGACAATGGAGATGTTCTTGGATGGAATTCCGCTGCCTCTACACCAGGATCTGGATTTGAATTTACTTTAAACGAAGATCCTGGATCTATTGGAAGTCCAGAATTTAGTGTGTATGGTATAGGATATAGTGCTGGTAATGTGCTTAATTTACCTGGACAACAAACTGCTAGTGCTACTATTTCTTTTGTTGACGAGTCATGGGAAATTTCAGTACCAACTTTAGCATCATTAACTATTGCTAGTGGATTCCTTGTTTCGGGAAATAATATCGCAGCTGGAACTACTTTAGATAGTTTTGATACTGATACAAATCAAATATCACTATCACCCGAACCAACAGTAACTGGCAACCCTACATTGACATTTACTCCTCCTTGGGGATCTAACACAGGATCGGATGAGTTTGAATACACAATTAATCAAGCGGGTGTCGTAAATTCTATTGTTATTACAGAAGGTGGAGTTGGTTATTCCATAGGAGATACTATTTCCATATCTCCTGGAGATTTGTCATCACCAATCACCAAAGTTGTAACAGCTGGACCAGTACAAGAATTAACTTTCAGTCCTGCTCTTAATGCTGGATCTCTTGCTGTAGATGATGTTGTGAAAGTTAGAGATGGAGTAATCGAAGGTGGTACTCCCACAGGAACTACAACATCATCTAGTGGAGAATTCACAGTTAATCAAAGTTCTACCACTGGATCTGGAACAGGTGCTTCATTCTTAGTCACTAGAGGTGATGGTGGAGAAATCGGCGCGCTCGGTGAAATTATATCTGTAGATATTGTTGATGGCGGTTTTGGTCATGTTGTTGATGACGTTATTACAATTAATGGCGGAAATGTTGGAGGATCTACCCCAGCAGATAACATTACTTTCCTTGTAGAATCTTCTTCTCTATCTACACTAGCAACTGTTAGAAGTGTTCCTGCCTCTGGTTCTATTGGATCTATACTAATTGATGGACTTGGATTTGTTGCCGCTGATATATTAGTAGAAAACGGTACATCATCACCAACATTTACAGTTGCTAGTGCTACTACGGCAACTTCAAGATTTTTCATTGATGGTGTTCTTCATCCAGATCTAACTTTGTATTCTGGAGATACATACCAATTTGATTATACTAGTGACACTGTTATTACTGACGGAACTATATTTAAACTAAGTGAAGTTCCCGATGGAGAGTATTATACGGTACAGAATTTAACTACAACTTTAACACTAGGAGCAACTCAAGCAGTATTTTCCTCTGTTACTGGTTTGGTAGTTGGTATGTCGGCTGCTGTGACTTTTGGAGATGGCGCTGTTCCTACCGACACAACTATTAGTTCTATTGATGGAACAACAATAACTTTCAGTCTACCAGCATCAACATCGGGTAGTGCTACGTTTACTTTTAGGGGAACAGAATATACAGAAGGTGTTAGTGTAGCAGCAAACATTTTAACAATTACTATTAATGATAGTACTCCAGATTTATACATTTATTCTTCTAGCGTAGCAGATGCTGGGGGAATAGATGGTCAAGAAGGACTATTAACTACCGACAACAGTAACCCAAAAGCTTTCGGTAGTGGTGTTTCTGCTAATATTACTAATGTTGAATCTACTGATGTAATTGTTTTTGATGTTGGTGAAGGAAAGATTGGTTCTACCACATTAGATGTTACCGATACTGCTACTATTAATATTGGATCGTTTACAACTTCGCTCGCTACACCAGAAGCTGCTGTAACAGCATTAACATCATCTTCTATAACCGCCACTACTGATCTTTCAGTTACTGCTGTCAATACTAATTTTACTTCTAATGTAAATGTTGGTTCTCTACTTTCTCTCAATAAAGATACAGGAAAAGTAGAAACTTCTGGAGAGGTAAAAACTCTAGGTAAGATCAATTCTAATGATCTTTTGTTTATCGAAAATGCTGAAATTTCTACGGCACCTGGCACAGCACTAATTCTAAAACCAGGATCTACATCCGATGTAACTGAAATTGATTCAGTCACTGCTCTAAAAATTCCCGCTGGTCTTGAGTCAGACAAACCATCTACTTCATATGATGGGTACATTCGTTTCAATACTACAACAAATCAATATGAAGGATATAGTGCTACTAATGGATCTTGGTCTTCTTTAGGTGGTGTACGAGATCTAGATGGCAATACAACTATTCTTGCTGAAGAAAGCGTAGGAGCTAATGACAATACTTTATGGTTTATTAATGACAACATTAATACTGTAAAATTTACTCCCGAGTATCAAGAGTTTGTTAATGTCAAGAAAATTAGATCTATTAATACTTCTGCTCCGACATTCACTAACTGGGTGGCAAATGGAAGTTTAGTAACTGATGAGTATGTAAAGTATAGCAACAACATTTATCTAGTTGTTTCTGGTGGACAGGCAGCAACTTCTGGTAATGAACCAACAGATACTTCTGGCAATAACTTTGCTAACGGTTCCGCTACTCTAAAATACTTTACTAGTGCTGTATCTTTCATTACTTATGAAGAAGTATCTGAGGTTCGTATTGACCCAGCAGGATTCACAGATCTAGTAGTCAATAATGAACTGAGATTCTCTAACAACAATATCTCATCTACTCTAAATGATATTTTTATCACTCCTAGTACAGGTAAGAAAGTTAAGATTGATATTCCAACATCGCTAGTTCTTCCTGTTGGTGATAACAATTCTAAAGGATCTCCAGAAAGAGGATCTATTAGATATAATACTGATGATACTCAATTTGAAGGTTATAACGGTGCTCAATGGGGTGGACTTGGCGGCGTTAAAGATATTGACCAGGATACAGAAATTAAAGCAGAATCTTCTCCAGGTGCTGACGAAGACATTTTATTCTTTAAAAATGGCGGAAACAATACGTTAAGAATTACTTCTACGGCTATGGAGTTTGACTCCATGGATACTATTAGTAGTGTGTCTAGTACGTTAAATATTGAAGCATCCGAAGTTACTTTCAATTCTCTTGCTCTCACTATTGATACAGATACTGTTGATACTTGCTTCGTGTTATCTTCTAAAGAAAAACTTGATATCGGTCTTTCTTCTGGTCTAAATACAGATCACTTAATTAGATTTAATAATACTGGTGAAACCATTTATAATCTAGGATTTGGAACTGGCAATCCAGATAATATTGTTATGTTGAATAGCGATCTAACAAATATTAATTATAAGAACGTAAGAATATCTACTACCAAACTTGAACTAGAAAAAGGTTTGTCAAATACTGGAAATGCTTCCATTTATAACAAAAATGTAGAAGCTTCGGCTAAAGTTATTGTAACCGCAAACAACTTAACAACAGGGGATAAAGAAATTACGGAATATTTGGTTATCGATGACGGAACAGATATTTTCTTCACCGACACCAATAACGTGAAGACAGGTCAAGAACTAATTAGTTCTTTGTTTGACATTGATGGATCACAAAATGTTCGTATTTCACTTACCCTAGGTGCCGATCTAAGTGCTGGTGATAATATCGAGGTGACTGTTGTAAACACTATTACTAAGAGGTAAAAATGGCAGAACAATTACAAGCATTTGATTCATTCGGGGGATTTTCTGTAGAGAATACTACACTGATCTCTTCCACAAAAGACATTCAAAATGTCAATTCTCTTGAAGTTAAAAATAAATTTTTTGCTGATGCGGCATCTTCTCATTATATTCTAAGAGGAACCACCACAGCGGTGCTTGCTCTAGATGATACTGCTGGGCAAATTCCTGTACCATCGTCGTCTATTAACTTTATAACAGGACATATAGTTGGTGTTAATAACACTGGAGCAGGACATTTATCAACAAAAATTGAATCTACAGTTTACGTTAGTCCTAGTGGTGCTGCTAACGAATTATCAAATTTAACTACTATTATTAAAGATAGCGTTCCTTTAGGAGAAACTTGGACTGTAGAACTTTTTGACTCAGGTGCTAGTAACCGAGTTAGTTATACGGCAACCAAGCAAGGAGGTGTTGCTGGACAAACAATTAAGTGGTTAGCATACGTTCAAGTTGTAAGTATTGACTGGACTTGATGCTAAATAGATAAGAGAATAAAATCATCGGCACTGGCAGCGGAGTAACATGAGTTTTCAGCTAAATTCTGATAGAGAACAGCTTAGAGGGGTTAACTCTACCATTATTGGTTCGGGTTCTGTTCGTATTAGAGCAGGTACAGGCACTGAAGAAAGAGAAATTTTTCAGACGAAAGTTGACGCTGCTTCTGGATTACCTAGAGTAGGTATTAATAGAACTGGTAGAAGGGTTGACTTTATTGCAGTTACTTCTAGGGGTCAGAATTATATTGATACTCCTACAGTAGAAATTTCAGCACCAACACTTCCTGGTGGTATACAGGCAGTTGCCTCTGCTACAACAGATGCTTTTGGTAGAATTACTTCTATTGGTATTGATAACCAAGGTGATGGATACGAATTTCCACCCTCGGTAGTTATTACTGGTGGTGGCGGAACAGGTGCAGTTGGCGAAGCAGAACTAGATACTATTGAATTTGAGTTGGACGTTAATGGTGCTATTAGAACGTCTACCTCCATCATTTCTGATACAGCAAATATTCTCAATCTAGATATTGATAATCTGGTTACTCCAGATATTAAAATTCGAGCTCCTCATCTCAAAACATTCATGAATGGTGGAGGAGATGCGTTCCCCAGTTCACCAACACCTGTCAATAAAGATGATTATTTCTATGTCCTGAATAATATTTATCAGGCACTAAACAGTGGTATTACTGGTACGATTCCTCCTTTCCATGATGATGGAATTGAGTTAAATGGTACTGTCCAATTTGAGCATATTGGTTTTAGAATTGATGGCAATGCTGATGTAAAATTCTTTGGCGAAGGTGGGAAAGCTGGAATTTTTCCACGTTCGATCACACCTCTACTTGGTGATAAATCAGATAAGATTGCTACTACAGAATACGTCCTCAACCTAGCAACGAATGACGTTGGTGGTCGTATCTATGTTTCAGAACAAATTGGTGATGACGACAACGATGGTCGCTCTCCAGTTAACCCAGTTAGAACAATTAAGAAAGCATGTCAGTTGGCATGGACAACTCCTGGGGTTAAAGAATCTGTTATTATTGCTGGTGGCGAATATATTGAAGATAACCCAATCTCAATTCCTCCTGATGCTTCTATTGTAGGAGACAACCTTCGTTTGGTTATTATCAGACCTAATAATCTAAACAAACACATTTTTAAATTTGGTGATAAGAACTACGTCACTGGCGTAACTTATCAAGATAAAGTGAACTCTTCTGGTGCCTCTGTTGGTACTTGGGATTTTGCTATGGTCTTTGACGATAAGCAAAGACTTACATATGATTCCACAGCTCTCGGAGACTTTGGTACTAGTTTCCCAGTAGGGCACCAGTTCTTTGGACCACAGTCTTTCTCAGCACAATTTGCTTTTAATGGTGGTGGAGCAGATCTATCTGCTGGCATCCAAATTTTTGGTGTTAGCACTGGTACTCTGGGTACAATTGGTACAATTACATTTGATATTACAGACACAAATAATCAAAATGTGTACTTAGAAGGCAGTGTTACTGATCTGGTTAGACAGACTGGTTCTGGTTTCCAATCTGCCGAAACATTTCTGTTTGGTGGCACAGGAACTACCTTCTGGGAAGGCACTACCGATTATAGTATTGGTGACGATGTATTTGCAACTGGTGTTGATGGACAAGGTGGTCTAATCGGTAATGTATATACTGTTGTAGTTGCTGGTACTTCGGGGACTTCTCAGCCTAGTCATACATCAGGACAGGATAGCAATGGAACAGTAGTATTTGAATACGTTAGAGCTGCTTATACCGTTAACTTTAGTGAAATCAATTCAACCCGTGCTGAAGGTGAGGTAGTATTTGTTAATGAGGATCAAGAATCTATTCTACCTATCGTAAGACTTGACTTCTCACAGCAAGGAACTTTCACCGATGGTTTCCAGAACGAAATTTATGGTGGTGCCGAAGATTTGGGTGGGGTTATTTTCTACACCAACCCACTAGAAGGTGCCAACAACATTCACGATTTTAAAGATGGTGATGAAATTGATATCTCTGGTATGCCTCTTACTGGAGCATACGATCTTAGATTCCTGAATGGTAAGCAAAGAATCTATAAAGTTTTAGAAGATGCTGACGGACGTTCTAGAAGATTTGTAATTCCCAAAAAAATTCCAGCATCATTTAATCTTGCCGCCGAAGATAACTGGAATCCAGACGCATTTGGTGCTGTAGTCAGTGTTAAGTATTCCTCGAAGTCGGTTACTCTATCACTACTCAACTCCCCAAACAAGTTCTCGCTTGCTCAACCAGTAGCAAGAAGATTCCAGGATGCTTGCCTACAAATTAGAAACAACATTAAATTTATTTCTGATGAAGTTGTTGGTCGTATCAATGATCAATTCAAGAAAGACTATTTTTCTGTATATGATATTGATGCTACAAATCCATCAGCAGTAGTATTTAAAATCTTTGCTGGAACTTCAACGTTTGTACACACATATGTAAGTGGGGGTACAGTAACAGTAACTGCCACCAGTAATAGCTACAATATTAGTGATTTTGATTATGACAATACTACGGGTGTGGCATCTATTACAACATCTTCCAACCCAGGATTGGTAGAAGATGATACGGTACAACTAGCAGATATTCTAGTTTCTTGTATCGTTAGCGGTGAAGTTGTTCAAAAAACATATCCAAGTTGGAATATTCCTGTTAGCGACGAAAAGTGTAAGAGAGATGTCGGACATTTCTTAAATGCTCTTACTCAAGATTTGGAATTTGGTAGTAACTACAATATTATTAAATCTGCTCAAAGATACTTTGCTGTTGGACAAATTGATTTTGTTGATTATGAAATCATCCAAACTGTCCGTGCTATTGAATATGCCAGAGAACTAGCAATCTATGCCATGAGAAAGTGGCGTACTGGAACTGGTGCTCCTGGACAGACAGTATATGTACCAACATACGCTTCACAGAATGATCAATACATTGATTCTACAGTTATTGATGATCCTACTACGCCAGCTTGTGCCAACGTATTCACTTCTATTCAAACTCTATCGTATCTTTATGTAGATGTTTTAGCAAATAATTCTTCTGGTACATATCTAGATGCTGCCTATTTAATCTCTAGAAACAAGGACCACATTGCTGATGAAGCATATTTAAGAACAAAACAGCAGTATCCTTCTCTTGGTCTTAACAATCTTGATGAGCGTAAATGCCGTAGAGACATTAACTTAGTTCTTAATGGTGTATTAAGAGACTTAGTTCTTGGTGGCAATACTGGTGCTGTATCACGTGCCGAATTGTACTATACTGGCACAGGTCTAACTGGAATTCCTGCTAGTGAATTGGGTGCTACTAGATTTGCTTTCCAAAAAACAAGAGACCTGTCTATCCAGGCAATGAGAAACTGGGAGACAGCATCTGGCAATTCCGTTTCACCTCTGTATACTCTTATTCCTCAGTTTACAGATAGCACAATTTTAGTTGATTCTAACGGAACTCCTACAGCACAACTAACGCCCACTGGCGCTACTTACGATCCCGCCAATGGCGAATTCGTAATGACATTTGCCTCTCCTCATGGAGTAACTACAAATGAGTCAATTCGATTAGATATCGAATCTTTTGTATTTACATGTGCTATGGACGGCAATAAGTCCGAGCATTACTTACCAGCATCTGATCAGCCAGCTGCCACAACACTATTACCGATCAGTTCAGTAACCGCTAATACAATTACTATTGATGTTGGTGCTTCTGGTCCTGATGTAAGCTTCACACCGACTGATGCTACTTACGATCCCGCCACTGGTAATTTCACCATGGAGATCGGTTCACACTCGCTGTCTCTTGGTGAAGGCATTGTTTTAGACGACAATAGTTTCACCTTTAGGTGTGCTATGGACGCTTATGACTCTCAGAAGACATACCCACGTCCTGATATCGACCCATTTGCTGGTAGGTCGATGAAGATTACGGGATCTACAGAAACTTCTATTACGGTTAATGTAGGTGCTTCTGCTGCCAATAAGACTTTCCAACCATCCGACGCTACTTACGATCCTTCTAATGGTGACATGGTTGTCACTGTAGGACAACATGGTTTGGGAGTAGGTCGAAGCGTTGTCCTAGGTGATAATAGCTTCACATTTACTTGTGACATGGATAACGATGCTACAGAAAAAACTTATCCTCGTCCTGGCGTCGATCCTTTCGCTGGCAAGTCTATTGCTATCACTAGTGTAGGTGTTACGACTCATAGTCCATCTAATGCTGACTATGTTCCAGCAACAGGCATTCTTGACATTACTCTACCCAACCACGGATTTAACGCTGGGGATTACATTAAGATCGATGATAATGCTATTACATTCACATGTGATCTTGACAGCAATGCTACCCAACATACATATCCACGTTCATATGAGTATGCTAGTGGCAGATGGTTCGAGATCACTGTTCCTGATATCAATACTATCAGAATTAGTGGTCTACCAATCCCTAGAGATACTTCCACCCACAGTTATGTAAGTTTTGTTCCTAATAGTGTTTCTAGACAAGATGGTACGTTTACTATCAATGTAGGAACTTCAGGTTCTAATGTACAATTCACTCCAACCAATGCTACATACGATCCTTCTAACGGAGATCTAGTACTAACAATTGGATCAAACACTTTATCGGTAGGAGAAGGTGTTGTTATTGCTGATAACTCCCTGTCATTCAGTTGTGACATGGATAATCGTGCTGCCACGAAAACATATCCTCGCGCTGGTATTGATCCGTTCTCTGGAAGATCAATTCCAATTACAGCAAAAACTGCTAGTACAATTACTGTCAACGCTGGAATCTCTGGTCCTAATAAGTATTTCCAACCATCTGCTGCTGATTACAGTCCTGTAACAGGTATCATGACTCTTACCATAGGTCAGCATGGCCTTGGCGTAGGACGTGGTGTGGTTATTGCTGATAACTCACTTACATTTACATGTGCCCAAGATGGCGATAGCACTCAACACACGTATCCTAGAGCAACTGATCCAGCAAGTGGTACATCACTTTCTATTGCTACTGTAGGTTCTACTCAGCATACAGCAACTGATGCTCCTTACGTTGCTTCTACTGGTATCATCACATTCACTGTCGCCAACCATGGTTTCTCTAATGGAGACTATATTAAAGTTGATGATGGATCTCTAGTTTATACTTGTGATCTAGATGGCAATACCGTACAGAAATCTTACCCACGTGCTAACTACGATTACCCATCTGGTCGCTGGATGGAAATCAATAGTGTAACTCAGAATACCTTCCAAATCAATGTTGGATCTTCTTCTTACACTGGCGATCATACATTCGTAAGTGCTGCTTCCAATGGCATTGAGCGTCAAGATGGCACAATCTCCATCGATGTGGGAACGTCTTCAAACACTACGCTACATACTTTCGTAAGTGCTACTTCTCAAGCAGTTCAGCATCTGCCACAATCCACCCACTATTTTGAAGGTGCTACTGCTAACGCTGTATCACATTTGCCACAATCTACTCACGCATTTGTTAGAGCAACCTCTACCGCGGTTCAGCATCTACCACAATCTGTCCATCAATTTGTTTCTGCTACTACAGGAGCAGTTAAGCACCTTCCACAATCGACACATCAATTTGAGCGTGTTATCGGAACAAATGTAGTTGCTGCTTATCCTGCTGGTGGTAGTCCTGTTTGTGCTGATGTTGAAACTTCTCTATCAACTTCGTTTGCTCTAATTGATGGTATTTTAGAATTTGCTGCTGATCCTGATAGTCCTTCAGCAATTCAACCAGGAATCACAACACAAACTACGGGAACACTATTTACTGCTGATAGTATTATTTCCTATCCACAGAATGTTCTTAAAGATTCTAATAATAACTTTGTTACTATCCGTGGCATCTACGACGACTTACCGATTATTTCGGCATCACCATATACCCAGAACGCTTCTATCATCTCTAAGATTGGTGGTAGTGGTGCTCTAATTGATGGTTCTAAAGTTAAGAGTCCAAACTGTCCTTTCCCTGGTTTGTCTGATGGTAAAGCGACCTTCCCCAACCAAGGTAAGTCCATGGTTGCTGCCGCCTTTACGATTGTTTCTGAGCAAAATGGTATTGGATACAAAATTATTGAAGATGGTTATGTACAGTTAGTTTCGGTCTTCTGTATCTTCTGTGTAGATGGTGTTCTTTGTGAATCTGGTGGTTATGCATCTATCACCAACTCTGCTTCTAACTTTGGTACGTTTGCTTTAAGATCAACAGGTGTTAGAAGAGACCCATATGAGTTTGACGCTGGTTATACCGACTCTACTGGTTATCAACGTGCTTACATTGACGTTGTTACTGAAAGCATTACAGGATTTACTGAATTCACTATTGAGAACTTAGGTAGAGTTCCACTAGAGCACTATATTGTTAGAGTTGATGGACACGAGACTGCTGATCTGGATGATGAATTCTTTATTGATAAAGTAGAACTTCTTAGAGAAGGTCCTCCTTTCAGAGCAAGAGTTACCTTGACTGATGGTTCTGGTGCTGGAGTTATTAATTTAAGAAATAAATCTACTGGACTAACAGTTGCTCCTTCAGATCTAGCAACATTGAATGTTGCTTTACACAGACCTTCAATCTGTAACTCTTCTTCCCACACGTGGGAATTTGTTGGATCGGGTGTTGATTATAATGCTCTACCTGAAAACGGTGGAATCAAAATTGATTCTAACGAGCAAGTTTCAGAAAACTATGGTAGAACATATGTCTCTGGTACTGACGAACTAGGTGACTTTAAAGTTGGTACATTTGCCAAGATTGAAAACAGAACTGGTAACATTACTTTCACGGGTACGGTTTCTATCTCGGAAGTTGAATTCTTGAAATTGAGAGGCGGTGACGTTGTTGTTACTGGTTTCGATAACAGTAATACTCTTGGTGGTACACTATCTTCCGACTCCAAACTACCAACACAGAAGGCAGTTAGAGATTACATTATTAATAACCTTGGTCAGTATCTGAATAAGAACTACTCTACGAACCCAGTTCCTAGAGCACTTGTAGAACTTACCGATTCTGGTCTTATTTCTGAATCTCAACTACCTGCTTCTAGTCCAATTGAGGTCTTCACTGTAGCAGACGAAGCTGCTAGACTTGCTTTAGAAGGTATTAGAGCAGGTGATATTGCCATCGAAGATGGCGAAGCGTACATTCTTAATACAGATACAGAGTCTTTGTATGTTGGAATTGCCGTCGATTCTTCCCTAACATTTACACCTAATGATATCTTTACTGGTAGTAATACTGGTGGTAAGATTCAACTTACGGAATATAGAACTGGTGTTGTCAAGAGAATCTTTATTGCTGATGGTGATGGTGGATCTGGATATTCTACATCCAACCCACCAACAGTCATTATTACAGATACAGGAACAGAACTAGGTCACGTAGCAGCATCTGCTGTAGCAATCGTTGCTGGTGGTGAGCTCGTTGCCATCAATCTTATTGAAGCTAATGGATATAAAGGTGGTAAAGGATACTCTTCTGTCCCCACCATCTCGTTCTCTAATACATTCGGAGGAACTGGAGCATCAGCAACTGCCGAAATCGAAAGCAGACTATTTGGCGATATTGTTAACGCTATTAAGATCAACGCTACTGATACTATTCAATCTAGTGACGTTCCTGCCGAAACTGTAAATATAATTAGGACAGTCAATACTTCAAGTAATAATGACGATAACTGGGTATCACTAAGTACATCAAATGTACCTGCTGACAGAATTACAGACGGTCCTATTCCAACAGGTATTCTTGCTAATAATTCAACCGAAGCGAACTCAAATACATTCCTTTCTGGTGACCAGTCATATAAGAAAGCAGTTAAGTCAGTTCGTTCTTCCGAGACAAGATACTTTATTACTACTGGCGATAGTAGTGGTGCTGATTATCTTGTATTCCTATCAACTAGTCAAAACAACACAGGTCTACTTCTAGAAGGTCACGCTGTTGGTGGGGTTACTGGTATTCAACCAGGAACTTCAATTACCCAAATTGCTGACGTTACTGTAGGAACCGATACTTATAAGAGAGTAACACTAAGTGATGGTTTAACCAGTGCTATTGCTACAGGTAGTGTTATTGAATTTACTAGACCAGCATCTCCTGTTCTACTAGAATCTTCTTCTAGAACTGGAGGATTTATTGAGTCTGTTCAAATTGAAGCAGGTGGTCAAGACTTTGCTGAAGATGAAGGCGGAACCTTTAATTTCAACAACATCGAGATTCAAGGTGGCACAGGAACAATTCTCTCGAAGATGCAACTCAACTTTAGAGTTGAGAGTGGCGTTGTTACAAATGTAACTGTTGCTAAAGGTGGTGAAGGATATGAAGCCGACTTTACAATTACTGATATTCCAACAGAAATTGGTACAGAAGGTTCTGGTTTAATTCTACGTGCCAAGATTAATACTACCGATAAGCAAGAAGGTGACATTGGTATTGATGTTGCCCGAGTAACGTCAGATACTTTATCTGATGAAGCATATGGTACAGTTGGTGTTGCTAGATTCAAGAAGTCACAGTTTGATGTTGGAAGTAATGGTTCTGTTCAACTCTTTACTGGTATTGACTCTGGTCTTGATGCTGACCTACTTGATGGCAACCAGAGTACATACTTCAGAAATGCTGACAATATCAATGGTGGTAGACTAAAACCTGCTTATCTCTCTGGTGAATATAACATCAGTATTACACAGCAATCGGGAAGTACTGCTAAACTAACCGCTAAAACTGGTTCACTTACATCTGATCTGCCGCCACAGGATATCATTGATGGTATCACTTCCGATGTGAGAAGAAATGATGCTAACCAGTTGTTTGACCCAGCGACTAAAGAAGTTGATGGTGTTATCGTAAGTACAGCAACTGACTATAATACTGTACTTTCCTTTAGAGGCGGCGGTTCTGGTACAACTAACCCATATGGTGGTGTTGGTCAGATTGCTTTTACTGACGCTAACAACTTCTATGCTAGAGGATCATCGAGCAGAGTTGATTCTGATGCTCAATTCAGTGCTTGGGCAAAAATCTGGACTTCTCAAAATGACTATACTACAGATCCTGTAAACACTGCCGATATTGCTGGACCTAATGCTTATCGTTTGAGAAACAGAACTGGTCTATGGTATCAGAATGCCAACACATTTATCTTTGGAGATCTTTCTGATAGAAGACTTCCTTCTTATCAGTCTTCTAAGGACTTCAATTCTAGAATAAGAATTTTAGAGGACACTGGTGCTGGTTTGAGATATGACATCTACATCAGTACTGTTACTGCTGCTACTATTAGCGCCTTTGACAATGCTCCATTCACCAGTAATCCACCATTAGTTAAACTTCTCGACGCTTTTGGTAATGATCCTGGCGAAGTTAGAATCTCTAATATCGCTGTTTATAATAACGATGGAACTATCGTTGCTAATACAACGGCCCCTGGTCTTGACTATAGCTCTCTATATGCCATCGTTACAGGTACTTTGGAAGTTGGTGGTTCATTTGAAACTGCTGGCGGAGATCCAGTAATAGCTCTTGGCGACAACACAGTCCAGATTGGTTTCGATGACTATTGTATTTCTGGTTATGATGGCAATGCTGATGGTATGCCTGATGGCAACGTAGAAGTTGTTCGTATTGCTAGTCATGCTGGCGAAGGTAAAGTAATTATCGGTAGAGCTGATGGCGCTCAAGGAAGTGCTACTTCTCCTTCTATCTGGTTTAGATCTTCTGATACTGTTCCTGCTGACACTTCATCATATTATACAGTTAAGATGGTAGCAACTGGTGGTGACGCCAATATAGGTAGTGGTGCCCTAGATGTAGTAGTTGCAACTCCAAATTCGTTCTCCGTTGGTAGCAACATTATTTGGAACGAAGGTAATGTAGTATTCAACTCTACTAATACACCATCTACTACAGATCAGAATGGTGCTATTACTATTAAGTCTGCTGTCTTTAGAGATGAATCTGGAGACTTCGCTGCTAATACAATTACTGCTGATCTAATTGGTACTGCCGATGGCAACCTAGACATTGATGGCGGTACTCTACTCGGAGATTTGGAGATTGGCACAACTGGATCTCCTAAGAATCTAACGGTTAGGGGTAATACACTCACAAACGGTACTAATACTGTTGATGATGATTTCGCTATTAATACTGCCAGCAATCTGTTCTTTGCTGATGTATCAGAAGGTAAGATTGGTATTGGTACAAGTGCTTTCCCCTCAGGAGAACCTACTGCTAAGTTGGTAGTTATTGGTCCTGATACTTCATCGACTTCATTCCTTATCTCTGGTGGTGGTTCCAACATCGGTTCTGCTCTCAAACTTCAGCATCAAGGAGGAACAGGAATTACTGGTTCTGCTGGAACTTGGAACATTGCTTTTGGTGGTATCGAAACTGATTTCGGAACGGGACAAAATAGTGTTGGTGCTACGGGTGGTTTGTACCTCTATCATAGAGATGGCACTACAAATAACGTTCCATTGATCCTAGAAACACAGCATGTTGTAATACCATTCCGTCTTGGTATTGGCGAGAACGATCCTGGATTTGGTCTAGATGTAAATGATGATGCTCGTATTGATAGTGCTCTCACAATCGGTAAAACTAGTAATAACAACGGAGCTCCAATCTACTTCCTTGGTGCTACTGGAGGAGCTGTCGCTGGTGGTTATCTAAGTAACTTCCGAGTTGGTAACCAGATTGGCGGTGATGATGTTTTCGAGATTACTGCTGGAGATCATGGTGATTCTGGCAATGAATGGAAAACAACCCCTGCTCTTGCTATCCAAGGTACTAATAATAGAATTGCTATTAACACAACTGTCTTTGGTGGTACAGATCCTGAAGAAGTTGACGAAAATGACAACCCAATCCAGAGAGTTTATTCACTCAATGTTCAAGGTGATGTCAACTTCAACGGTCAACTCTTCCAAAATAATGCCGAATTTGTTACTTCTCGTTGGACAGAATCTCCAAACGATACTGACATTTATAGACCTACTAAGGTTGGTATCAACTTCTCAACTGATAAGAACCCAGGTTATGCTCTAGATGTCGAAGGTTCTGTAGATATCAATACATCAACTGTTGGTGTGAGTGGTGCTACTACTAATGCTAACGTATTAAGAGCAAACGGCGACCCACAGTGGTTGGATACTTATGGTGTTATGAAAGCGAATAGAAATTCTATCGGAGAAGACATCACTGTTCCAAACAATGTTAACGCTATGACAATTGGTCCTATTGAAATTGGTAGTACTAATACAATCACTATTGCTAATGGTGGTGTTTGGTCTATCGTATAAATAGTTGATATAAATAGATCTGAAGGAAAACTTTTAACTCATGGCTAGTATTCTAGAAGTAAGTGAGATTAGAGCTGCTGGCGGATCCACAGCTCTATCTCTTGGTGCTGACGGCACAGTAAATATGCCCCAGGGTATGACAATTGGTGGTAATGATCCTTTTGCTGCAGCAGGTATCAAGAGAGGAGATCGTTCTGAAAGAACTGTTAATACTGGTGAAACCGTCAGATATAATGATGAAGATCATCAACTAGAACACTATTATGAGAATCCAGCAGGAGCTCCTTCTAGTGCTCTATGGGTTCCTGTTGGTGGTAGAAAATTAGTTGCTTGGGTTGAAAGAAAAGATAACTGGAGTAGTGTCGATATTGTTTGGGGTCCTGGTACTACTGCCAACCCAGCACAGTTCTACCACTCATACGAAATCGTAATGAACTTCTATGAGCAAGGTGCTGCCAATGGAGAATACTACTGTCGTTTTATTAAAGCAGATGGTAATGTAGATACTGGCTCCCAGTATTTCCATATGGGATCGGGTTGGCACGCTAATGATGGTAGACCCAGAGATGCTTCTGGTACTGGTGGTAGATCATACTTCCAAATTACTACACTGAATAATAGCTATGAACTTCAATCAAATGGTGAAGCTTCATGGATGAATCACCTATACGTAGGTAATACACCAAACAGTTCTACTGCTAATTATTGGTCATTCTGGTATCATGGTGGTGGTGCTACCGAGCAGGCAGGTGGGGCATACTATGGTGGCGGCGTCTGGAGAGGTGCTTCTCGATATAATAATACTGGATATCCATTAAGTGGAGTTAGAATTTACAACAACCAAAGCATGAGAGCTGTTAGTAACGGTTGTAACTTTGCTTGTGCTGTTTATGCTACTCAACCATCTATCAGGGATTATCCTGATTCTGGTCCATACATGAACGTATAATTTATACCCCACCATAATTTAAGGAAATGAAAAAATTAAGAGAAATCTCAAACGAAGAAAAAATCAATTTTTATTGGAATACTGGAGAGAGACCAGAAAATTATACCCACGTCGAAGGTGATGGCACAGAAAGACCATTCACTAGAGAAGAGTGGGAAGATATAATTATAGAACACAAACTACATCCTGACCTATATGACAAAGATCTTTCTTATATTGGAAAAAGAAGAGAACAGTATCCAGATGAAACTGAGCAAATTGGTGTTATCTGGAAGATTCTAGAGCACTTGAGAGACAATGGAACTGATCTTGGTCCAGAAGGAGAAATGCTTGACGATATTTTACATATAAAAAATACCATCAAAAAACCTCTAGGACTGTGATATACTGTACTTGACTTACTATTTTTATGGATTTATTTATTACCAAAGTATCTGACTTTATTATTAAAGACATCGATACTATTCGACATGACATCATTAATTATGTTTTACAGCAAGAGTCCGAATCTCCTGGCAACTCTCAGTACTCTATGAGAGGATCTAGTGGATATCATTCCACAGATGATCTATGTAACCTAGAAGAAAATTGGTCAAACGATCTGAAGCTTCTACTTCATAGAATGCTGACTGAACATGCTGTCTCTAATGACAGAGCAATTCCCCCGCCACATATATCAAGAATTAATTGCTGGGGTATGGTGATGAGAAAAGGAGATCATTCTGTTTTCCACAATCATCCGTCTTGTCTATACAGTGGTGTTTTATATTTGGATGTTCCAGAAAATTTAAATCCAAATGAAGGGCAACTAGTATTTGTAGATCCTCGAACACAAACAAGAGTTGGTAGATATTATAGTCACAGTGTATATCAAAAAATTACTCCAAAGATTGGTCACGCTTTCGTGTTCCCAAACTGGTTGGATCATTATGTAGAACCACATTTTTGTGATGGAAATAGAATTTCTGTTTCGTTCAACCTTGCTGATATGTAATAAACATTGAATAAACAAATTTCATTATTCGAGACTCCCTTGTGGATGTCACAATTAAATTTAGATACAGATGAAATACTATTAGATGTTTTAAAATTTTGTTCTTCTGTTAAGAATACAGAGAGATCAAATGTAGGTGGATTTCAAGGAGATGATTACTATAACGAAATGTTGTTTCAGGAAATTGGAAATTATATTCCTAGATTAGAGAACAAACCGTTATCTTCCTACAAAATTCATAGTTGGGCGAACATTAATAAAGAAAACCATTACAACACCAGACACACACATTTGAATACAAATATATTTTTATGTGGTATTTACTATGTAAAAACTCCCAAGGATTCTGGTAACATAAGATTTTATGATCCCAGAGGAGCAATGATGAAAGAAATGACAGATCACAAATATTTTTATGATGGTTGTACCTATCATTATATTGTCCCAGAAGAAAATATGTTACTGTTTTTTCCATCGTGGTTGGAGCATGATGTAGAAGAAAACAATAGTGGTGAAGAAAGAATTTCAATAGCATTCAATATTTTTGTAGAATAAATAATAATACACACTATCATATGTGATTACCATGGATACAACAGAACTTAGAAAGAATTTTGAAGAGCAACTTGCTAGTACTGATAAGCAAATTGCTGAACTAGAAGCTAACCTTGCTAAAGCAAGAGAGTATAAATTGAAACTATCTGGTGGGGTGGAAACTCTAGACTTGTTGAATCCACCAGAAGAGAAGGAAGAAACTAATGCTGAAGAACTAGCGGCAGAATGATACACGCTAAAGAGTTTGACATCGACCCCTCGTTTTGGGAGGTCGATGTTATTCACGTGGGACAATCTAAAAATAGATTGTTAAAAATTAAAAATTTCTTTTCCAATCCTGATAAGGTTAGAGAAATTGGATTGCAAGCAGATCTAAAGAGCACTATCATGGGAGAAATTTCTTCTATTCCTGGATATACATCTAGGATAGGTGGAGTTGACATGAGATTTTTCGTTCACTTTAGGACTTTGTTACTTGAAAGAATGGCTGCTCCAGTAACAATTTTACACAATCATAAACTTAGTATTTTTAGCATTCAAAAATATAAACCAGGGACCGAATGTAGAACTATGAGCATGTATCCACATGTAGATTGGATGCATTACGCTTGTGTAATGTCACTGAATACGAATAAAGAATTAGAAGGAACTAATAGTGGTACTGGGTTCTGCCGTCATATTGAAACTGGCATGGAACATACCTGCTCGGATATCAACTACAGACATCTAAGAGCAAGAAATATGGATAGTACAATGACCGCTTTAGACCCATCTACGTATGATAGAAAAGGTTGGGAGTTGTATCACATAGAACCACATGAATATAATACTCTTCTAATGTATGAAGGTAACGTATGGCATATACCATATTTTAATACTAATTGGAAATGTGATAGAATTACATTCAATGGATTTTTAAAATGACCTTTCAAACATTTTGGTATAAAACACAATTACCCAAGTATGTTATTGATAGTTTTTTAGAAGAAACAAAGGAAATTAACTTATCACAAGCAACTGTCAAAAACAATGTTCTAAATGTAGCAATAAGAAATAGTAAAACTTTTTGGATACCACAGTCTCATTGGATAGGGGGGTTTGCTAATCACTATGTTATGCAGGCAAATCAAGATAACTTCAAATATGATCTCGTAAAAACTCCAAACAGACCTTTACAGTTTACTTCATATGATGTTGGTGAATATTATAATTGGCATACAGATACTATTAATGAAGTAGAAGAAGGATTAATTAGGAAATTATCTTTTACTATTCAGTTATCTGCCCCCGAAGATTATTCTGGAGGAGAACTTCAATTTCTAGACAATAACAATGGTACATTTTTTGCTCCCAAAGAAAGAGGAACTATCATCATATTTGATAGTAGGATAAAACATCGAGTAAGAAAAATTCGAGATGGTAATAGAAAATCTATTGTAGGTTGGGTAGAGGGTCCATTGTGGAAATAATTAAAGATTGGATGGTAGTAGATTTAAAAAATTTGATAGATGTTTCTGTCTACAAAGAACCACCAGCAAATAAATTTGAAATAGAAAAAAGTGATATCATAAAGGGAGTAAGTTCTTCTCGTTATTCACACCCAAAATTTAAAAAACTACATTACGAAGTAAAGAATAAACTAGAATTAGTGATGGGTGAAAGACTTTACCCCACGTACTATTTTGATAGGTTTTATTTCCAGAACACTAAAATGGATAGACATACAGATAGAGAAGCATGTGAAATTAGTGTGTCTTTAAATATTAGTAATAATTTAGAAACTTCTTGGCCAATATGGTTTGACTTAAATGGCGAAAATATTGAATGCCATACTAATCCTGGAGATGGAGTTCTTTATAGAGGAATGGAAGTTCCTCACTGGAGGGAGATGATGAAAGGCAACAAACATTCATACTTCCACCAAATGTTTTTACATTATGTAAGAGCAGACGGATATTTTTTAGAATACGCTTACGATCAAGGAAATACATTCTCCTAAATAGTAACAGGGACTTTGTGTAAGATACATGGCAGCGCCAAGCACTAGGCAGGAACTAATTGATTACTGTAAACGTCAGTTGGGCGCGCCTGTACTACAAATCAACATTGCCGATGAACAAGCAAGTGATATCGTTGATGATGCTATTCAGTATTATCATGAACATCATTTTGATGGTCTTGAGCAAATGTATCTTAAACACAACATTACTGATACTGACATCGCTAGATTTACGACACAAAATGAAGTTACCTCAACTGTAAATCCTGATGCTACTGGATGGGAACACAGAAAAAACTTTCTAGAAGTCCCAGATCATGTAATGGGTATTAGTAAAGTATTTGGTGTGTCCTCAAACTTTGTTAGAAATAGTTTGTTTGGTATGACAAACCAATATTTCTTGATGGACATGTTCTCCTTTTCCAATGGATTTAAAATGGGGAACTTTGATCTTACTAATTTCTATATGACAAAACAGTATTTTGAAACTTTAGATCAAGTTATCAATACTGGTGCTTTTGTTCAATATAGATTTTCAAAGAGACAAGACAGACTGTATATTGATATTGATGTCAATAGACTCAAGGAAGGGAACTGGTTACTAATTGATTGTTGGGGTGCTATAGATCCAGAAACATTTACCCAAGTATATAATGATTCCTTCCTCAAGAGGTACACCACTGCTTTAATGAAAAGACAGTGGGGAGCAAACCTCATCAAATTCAATAATGTTCAACTTCCTGGTGGCATCACTCTTAATGGTCGCCAGATCTGGGAAGATGGTAACAGAGAAGTTCAAACACTTGAGTCAGAAATGCTGTCCAAGTATTCCCTCCCACCAATGGATATGATCGGATAAGATGCCTACTAGTCCTTACTTTCCCACTTACTATAGCGGTTTTTCTGGCGAGCAAAATCTCGTACAGGATCTCGTTGACGAGCAGATTCAACTGTTCGGATCGGATATCTATTATCTACCTAGAACAATCCTGAAAGATAATACTTTAGATGACATCATCTATTCAAAGTATCAGGAACAATTTCAAATTGAAATGCTTCTAGAGAACGTAACAGGTTTCGGAGAAACATCTGAATTTATCAGTAAGTTCGGTCTGCGTATTACAGATGAAGTAAAGTTTCGAGTTTCCACAAGACGTTGGGATGAAGAAGTAACTGAACATGCTCCTACCCTCACGTTAGATAACAGACCTAACGAGGGAGATCTTTTGTATTTCCCATTGACAAAAGATTTGTATGAGATCAAATTTGTAGAAAGAGAGCAACCTTTCTATCAGATGGGTAAACTTCAGTTCTATACAATGACTGCTGAGATCTATGAGGTTGGTAGTGATAGTATCGAAACGGGTGTTGCTGAAATTGATGTAATAGAAACAACCCAGTCTAGCTCTATTAAATTGTTTATGGATCCTGGTGGCACAGGAGACTTTGTTGTTGGAGAGGAAATTGTAGGTGACGAGTTCCTTGCTAAGGCAACATCAACTATTAGTGGTGATGCTGTGGATGGTGTAGTAATGACAGACACTGGTTTGTATTACAATCAATCGCTGCCACCATCAGTTACATTCTCTGGAGGAGGAGGAAATGATGCTACGGGTACTGCAACGGTTAACGCAAGTGGTCTTATTACTGGCGTCGTTATCACTAATGGCGGTAGCGGGTACACATCTGCTCCTAGTGTTACTATTGACTACTCACCTAAGGACAATAGAGCGGATGTCAAGTCCTGGGATAGCACTACCAGAGCTCTCGAAGTCATCAACAGAACAGGAACCTTCACAACTGCTGAACTAGTTACTGGTCTAACTTCAGGTGCTACTTGGAGTCCCGAGTCGTTTAACACTCTAAATAATACCAACAGCGCCTACGATCAAAACTCAGAAATCGAAGACGAGGCTGATAACCTTATCGATTGGGGGGAAGTTAATCCCTTCGGTGAGTATGGCAACTTCATGGATTCATTCTAATGCTTGGTCAACATTTCTATAACGAAGCTATACGTAAAACGGTAGTTGGTTTCGGTACTTTATTCAATAACATTGAACTTAAAAAAGTAGATCCAAGTACAGGTTCTGTACTTGAGGTTGAAAAAGTTCCTCTTGCTTATGGACCTAAGCAGAAATTTTTGACACGTCTAGAGCAAAATCCAGATGTATCTAATAAGGTTGCTATTACAATACCACGTCTTTACTTTGAGATGACTGCTATTACATATGATAGTGCTCGTAAAACAAGTCCTGTACAAAAATACAGAACAACTATTGCTGAAGACGGCACAGAAGTTAAGACACAGTATGTTCCAGTTCCTTATGATATGTCATTTGAACTAGGAATTATTGCCAAATCTCAAGATGATGGTCTACAAATTCTAGAACAAATTCTGCCGTTCTTTCAACCTAATTTTAATATTACTCTCAACATGGTTACCGACATGGACGAGAGAAAAGATATTGCTATTGTATTAAACAACATCAATTATGAAGATGATTGGGATGATAGTTTCTTAGATCGTAGAAGCATTGTATGGACCTTGAACTTCACTGCTAAATCTTACATCTACGGTCCTTATACTAATACAGGAATTATCCGTAAAGCTATTATCTACGAATCAGTTGGAGACCTTGCTGCTAGTAGAAGAAGTGCTGCTTACAGTTATAGTCCCAAGGCATTGGAAGACAAGAATGGTGATGGACAGATTACAACAGCTGATGATGAACTAATTATTAGTACAGATGACTTTGGATTTAATGAGGGGATTGATATTCTATGACAAAATTTGAAGATAATATGGAAGATCTATTTGATATTGAAGTTGAATCTACTGATATTGAACCATCTAAACCAGTACCACCAAAAACAGATAAAGACGATCAGACTAAAGACTATGAGTATACCCGTGGATCATTGTACTCACTGATAGATAAGGGCAGAGAGGCGCTAGACGGGGCGTTAGAGGTTGCTCAGGAGTCAGGGCACCCTAGAGCGTATGAAGTCGCTGTGAACGCCATGAAGCAGGTAGCAGACGCCACTGATAAACTACTGGATCTACAGAAGAAGATGAAGGATCTAGAAGCGCCCACAAAAAACTCGGTGAATAGTAAGACCACTAATAATTTATTTGTTGGTAGTACTGCTGATCTACAAAAGATGCTAAAACAAATAAATAAACAAGGCGAGTCCGATTCATAAATATGAAGTCATTTAAAGAACTACGGCAGCAACTAGATGAAGCAGCCTGGACCAGAAAAGAAGGAAAGAAAAAATCTGGAGGACTCAACGAAAAAGGACGAAAGTCTTATGAGAAGGCAAATCCAGGATCTGACCTTAAAGCACCGTCAAAGAAGGTTGGAAATCCCAGAAGGGCATCATTCTGCGCTCGAATGAAGGGCATGAAAAAGAAACTAACTAGTAAGAAAACGTCACGGGATCCTGACAGCAGGATTAATAAATCATTACGTGCTTGGAATTGCTAGAATATTTGTTATAATTATTAGAAATACTGTGTAACCGCAATGAGATTTAATTCGGATGACCTCGCTCGGTTAAAAAAAGCATGTGAATTGTACAAAGACTATACTGGATCTGAATACATGTGGGATCAGTATGAGCATTTGTTGACAAAA